GAACCTTGGACGTATCGAGGCAGAATGGGTACAAGAAAAACTTGTCGTTTTCACCTGTAGCCGAAAGAGTACTTGTATATGCTCGAGCATTTAAGGCTTCCGCCGTTACAAAGTTATCTTCCCCAATTGCAGTACTAGCAAGTGTAGAAGCTGTAGTTGAAAGAGATGTAATTGGTTTGGAACCAACTGTGTGGTAATACGAAGTGATTGCCGTGTAGTGTGGATCAACGTATTTGAAATCGGCAACATCCGTACCATTGATTTGGAGTTTCATTTTATTTGCGTCATCCGCAATAGCGAGAGCACTTCCATCTGCAGCTACCAAACACTTAATTGGATGGTTAAAGTTGAGTTCCTGCATTTTGGAACCAGATGCGATAGCTTTTTGTGTTTGTGTAATAAGCATGTTTTGTGGTGTGGAAGACAAGGCGGTACGCTCGTCCGTGTCGAGGTGAATGAATTGACTGTAGATTTCGTATTTTTCAGTTGAAAGTGTACCCCAAGTAATTCTCAATTCCACATCGTGGTATTGAAGAGCGATCAATGGAATTGCGGTTTGAGCGTTTTCACAAAACGAAAACCTGAGTGGGTAAAACTTACTTTCAGCTGCCTCAGCAAACCCGGAAGTAGATTTAGTTAAGTTTTGTGCTAATACAGATGGCGCAATGTATTGCGAGAATTGAGATGTTTGTTCGTCGATGACTTGTCCACCAACGAGAAGTTCAACTTTGGAAATAGCATTGACCCAATCGGCTGGCGAAAATTTTACAGCTTTAGTACCATCATTTGCGGCGATATAGACATACCCGACCATATCCCCTTTTCTTTCAAACCTGACGGTCGACATACCACCCGTGGATGGGTTGCCCTGGATAACCTGTCTCTCAACAGTTTGGGCGAAATTTGTGTGACGTTTGTAGTTGGACCTGAAAAAAGAAACTTCAGGTTGGCCGACGAGATGCGCATCTTGGGCACCTACGGCAACGAGTTGGGCAATACCTCCAGACATATTTTATATTATACTAAGGTTTTATTTTTTTAACCTAGGCAAATCCAATCGCATTCATATAAATATTTCCATATAAATTCGATAAGGTCATAAGTGCATGTTTGTCTTGGGTAATTGAAACATCAGTCGTCATTGCATAAAAATTTACATTCGTCAACTCTTTCGAAATTTTTATATCACCTCCACTCGCGAGTATAGGCACTACAATTTGTGCACCTGTTATAAGATTTGAGAATACAAGATTTGAAACATCAGTTGTTGAAACGACGAGTGGTGCTGTACCATACGACTTTTCTCTTGCATCAATTGTTATTGTCCCTGAAGATATAGTTGCAGAAATATCCGTATTGGTTAATTTTATGTTTTGGGAAGTTGTGTTTCCTGATATTGTAATATCACCTGTAGTAATTACATTCCCTGATGTAACAAGACCTCCAACTGTGATCACATTTGAAGTTACATTTGAACCCACTGCAGAACTTACCGTATCATCTAAACCAAATGGTGAAGCAGCAATATTTAAACCCCCTATGGTAATGTTATCCGCTGAAACATTACCCGAAACCGTGAGTACATTAGACCCGTACGTGTTTACTGTAAGATTTGCGGATGCCGCTGATGGACCAATTGCTACATTTGAACCTTCTTCATGTATGTTATCTAATGTAGATCCACCTTGTCCCCCCGAATCGTAAATTTCACCGGTCGTTGTGTTGAACGATAAAACGTTATTTGAAGGTGATGCATAAGCCGGGTCAAGTTTTATCGCGTTCGTTACTTTTAAAGATGATACTACACCCGCCGACGATTTAAGTAAAACATCACCGGCGTAATCGATTTGTTTCGTAGCTGCAATGTCAATATCACCTGCGGATGTTAAACCCGTGGTTGTGTTATTAAACGCGACTGTTTGTGTTGTCGTTGCACCTCCATCTGTAATAGCCTGTAAAGTGGAAGAAACGTCGTCCCAATCTATTCCAGCCGTGGAACTTCGAAGGAACTTTTTATTTAAATTTGCGACACTAGCGAAAAACCTCACTTCACTAATAACTACTGCAGTTTGACCAGTACCACCCTTTTCCTTTACAACTAAGGCTAAATATGTATAAGCACTCGCCCCCGATATAGAAACTGTATGTCCACTACCACCATTATAAGTAGCGTGTACAGTAGATGACAATAGACTTGTCCAACTGGTATTATTAGTACTTCCCAATATTTCCCACGAATCTGGTGCTTGATTATCATAGCTTTGTCTCCCCGTAATGTTAACTGATGTTGGTGCAATCGCAGTCGAAAGTTGAAGTTTTATCCATTCACCGGATACACCACCTAAACTATTGCTTCCCGTATAGGCACCCGAAGTACTATCGTAAACATTTTCATTAGAATGCCAAAAAGTACTATGCCCCGGCGTAGTTTTATCAAACGCTCTCCATATTTCACCATAAGAATTACTACTTGCAGTCGTTGTGTATGTCACCCCTGCAATAGTTTCACCTGAATTAGCCGATGATGATAGTGCAGACGTTGGGTATTCGACATTAGTAGCAGCTGGTGCATAAGGTGTGAGTTTAGTTAACGCAGTTCCAGACGCTGGTCCTAATAACAATTCGTTTTGTGCTACAGAAGTTAAACCGGTACCACCATCTCCAGTATTCAATTTCCCTGTAATCGACGAGGCCTGTAAATCTACCGCGAGTTTACCGGACTCAATAACCAAACCCCCATTTACTTTTGTATCGATGGCCACCGTGGGTATCCCACCTTCGGAACCTGCACTGGCTGTAATACCATCTCCACCGGATATAGATTGTACGTAATTACCTGTCGTGTGCGCACCTAAAGTTATAAGGTCAGTTAGACCGGTATGAGTAGAGTCGCTTAAATCTAAGTGAGTTATAGCAGAACCATCACCATGTAAAGTACCCGCGGTCATTTTACCTGTCGTCGTGACGTTACCGGATAAGACGTTACCCCACACATTTGCCGTGATATATCCATCCGCTGTTGTGTTTGTAGGTACAACGGTGTGTCCATCGGATGGACTTTCTGTAAAAGCGATTGTGTATTCCTTACCTATGCTCTGACCCAAAAAACCTGCAAATATATTTGCGGTTGGTCTTGTCATATGCTGCCCCATATCTTGTGCATCTACGGTATTATTGTGTGCGACTGCAAATATTTTATCGACAATGAAATGATCAGTTGTATGCTGCGCCGTAAGATTACCATCAACATGTAAGTTTCCAGAAACTACCACGTTCGAACTAATAGATGTAATGTGTGTAGATGGGTTATACTCAATTTTACTTTCCTCAAAAATACCAGAACTGTTCACGTATGGTATACTCGAACCAGATAACGAACTAGCGCCCGTACCACCTCGAGCAATAGGAACTTGACCGGTGTTAGTACCTTGACCTAAATTTAACTCACTTATACCTGAACCGTTTCCACTAAAAGCTCCTGTAAAAGTAGATGCCGTTATTTCACCGATTGGTGCATCTAATACAACCCCCGAACCGTTTAATGCAACTTGTCCATTCGTTACTTCTAGAACTACACCCGAAGATTTATTTAATGTTATGACTTCATCAGAAACGTTAGACACACCTGTTTGCGATGCAAGAACTTCATCTAACGTAAGTGGAACATCGGACCATTCGGGTGCCGTTTTACCTGCGTTTAATTTAAGAAACTGACCCGCGGTCGCGGAAGATGTACTTAACTTTGCGAGTGATGATGCTCCGTTTGCATATACTAAATCACCTTGGTTGTATGTACCAATACTTGTACCACCATGTGATACGGGGAGAAGACCTATGTTTATATTACCCGTATCTATATTTGTTATAGACGAACCATCGCCGGAAAATGATGACGCAGTTATAATTGAAGCTGATATGTTATTAGATCCTACTATTTCACCGTATATACCCGACGATGCTATGTTATTAGATCCTACTATTTCGCCGTATAGTATTCCACTAACTTTACTTGCTGTTATGTTATTAGATCCTAATATTTCACCGTATATACCCGTTGTTCCAATAAGTTTATCTGCTAATATATCTTGATTTGTTACTATTTGGTCATATACACCCATTGATCCAGTAATAGTTTGACCTTGAATGTCACCTTGAGCAGTAATTGCACTCGCTGTAATTAAATTGGAACCGCTTATGTTACCAAATATATAATCATCAACAACTATATTACTATATGCCTTGAGTGACGTTGTTGGGTTTGTAAGGTGGAGTGTATTTGATGTAATATTACTTTTATCCGTGACAGTTTGTAAAGTTACATTTGAAAGAAGACCACCATCACCACGATAATATTGTGCATTTATATTCCCCGTCGTTTCTATAGCGAAAACAGATTGGGTTGGTACATTCATAACGGTTTGACCATCAGCTCCTAATGTAAATAAATTTTGTGGATTTGTATTTGCTACAGCGACGTGAGACGTTGCTTGTATATCCCCGGTATGTATAATACCTGAAACCTGAATTTTATTTGTATTATCTTTATCTATAACGACAGAGTTTCCCGTAGTTGATAACCTATCAGTTCTTGTATTACCTACAACTCGTAGATCATCGATATCACCTACTGGACCTTTAATAAAAACCTTATCGGCTACAGACAAGGCGTGTGTTGGGAGTGTATTTGAAATACCTACGTTAGATGACGCAACGAAAGATGTAGTTGCATTGTTAAATTCAACTACATTTGCTGTAACATTACCTACAGTAGTTGCATTTTGTAAAGTAATACCACCTAACAAATCTGTAGCTACACCTGAATCCACAAGTTCTGATGTTTGTGCGTGGTACGCAAAAAAATTCGCACCTGCTAATTCTGCTACGCGTATCGGTGTCATATAAAGTGAACCCGGTGTCGATGCAGATATTGGTGCATCTGACGCATTGAAAACAACCGTGTTTTCGGCCTGATTATCATTAGCGTGTTTACCAAACCGGATTTTGGTAGACCGCTCGATGGTAGGTATATTTTTAACCATTTAATATAAGTAGGTATTTTTAATTGGCGTATATTAAACCCGCCATACCATTTTCTATTCTAAGAATATTGTAATTTACGGCATATATTGGATCATTTATAATCATACTTTGGCTATGTATCTTTGCAGAGTCTAAACGACTAAAATTGAGCGTTCCTGTCGGTTGGAGTGAGCTCGTCGAAAGACAAAAGCAGTATAAAAAGAAATCCGGTGAAGTTACGAATTGTGTGTGGTAATAGTTTTGAATTTCCATAAAATGTGGTTTCCCCCATTTATAATTACCTATATCGAGACCATTTATCTCGATCTTTATTTTATTACTCGCTGATGTTAAAGCACCTTCGGTACTTGTATCTGAACACGCTAGGTATTTAACTGGGTGGTTAAATGTAAGTTCCTGTGTAAGTTCCTGCGAAGGAATACTTTTTTGAACCTGTGTAATGAGTAGATTATGATTTCTCGAAACTAAATTTCCGCGTTCTTCGTTGTCGAGATAATAGTAGTTTGAATAACACTCGACGTTATAATTACCTGCTTGTGAACCCCAGTGAATACGCAATTCTACTTCATGGTAACGCAAAGCAACCATTGGTATAGCACATTGTGGACCTTCACAAAAAAAGAAACGTAAAGGATAAAAGTACGAACGTGCACTTATACCTGGATGTGTACCATTTGAACTCTTAGAAACATTCGTTGCGAATGTATCTATGGCTATTTTTTCCGTAAAAGCGGCGTCTTGTGAATCGATAACCTGTCCACCGATAAGCAATTCGACCCTGTCGATTACATTTTCCCAGAGTTGGATATCAAGCGATTTTGTATTATCGTCTATAGTAAAGTATGTGTATCCTAATAAGTCACCTGATCTTGGGAATTTGATCGATGACATAGCGTTATTTTTCACAGCTCCCTGTATCGTTTGCTTTTCTATGGATTGTGAAAAATTAGAATGCCTTTTGAAAGTTGAGCTAAAGAATGAAATTTCTGGTTTTCCCATAATGTGCTCATCTTGAGCACCTATGGCAATAAGTTGAACAACACCAGAAGACATTTATAATAAGAAAAGGTTAAAATTATACGTGTATATCGCCCTGAAAATATTAGAAGGCTAAATTTCTTTTTTTGCAAACGAATCTAAATATTAAACAGGTTTCGGTTGTAGTCGCCGCTGCACCTGTTTCCTTCAATAACTCAACAGTTATTCTATCGAGTTTCTTTATTGGGTTAAAATATTGTTGAATAACTGGGTATTCGTTTTTAAAAAGGAGTCGAGATGTTCCATCTGTTACGAGAGAACCAAAAACGCCGTTTATTAAATTATCATCAGCTGTATTAAGATCTGTTTTTCCTCTTTGAGAAAAGAAAGTTCTTAATTCATCGATTTTAAGATGTATTAATTTATGAGCTCCACCTGTGCCGTTAATATGAGCAGCTGTTAATTGAACCTGAACTATATTTTCAAGGGGTTTTGGGAAGAATGAAGTAAATTTTTGTTTTTGAGAATCGTCAACAGAATCAACGATAATGGTATGATACTCGTGTTCAAAATCGGGTAAACTTGACTGACTAGTCACTAACGCCATTTATATATACTGGAGATTTTACTTCATCTTGTATGCCGCTTGTTGCTGAACAAGTTGTTGTCCGCCACAAACTCCACCTCGACTATCGGAATAGTACGAGTTTCCGAGGCACGATGGCTTCGATTCAAGGTCGAAAAGGGAACCTTCATTTTGGGTTTCGATTTCGACGGTCTGGTAATTACTTGTTCGCATGGCGGCGAGGGCGCATAACATTAAGAAGACAATTGCAATTGCCTTGAGAGTATTTTTGTTGGTGGCGTTAAGTTTCATTTGTTATCAACACACATTTTTTTTAAAGTGCGTTAAAGAATTTATAATACTTTCAATATAAAGATTAAATGGACGGTGAGATCATACTTAATAGAAATAATACAAACGTCATGAAACTTGACGACAACGAACAAGCTCTCATGAACGAGATTGAAATCGAAATCCCAAGACCTCAGCCTGTAAAAAAACAAATGCCGAAACCCATGAAGACGCAATTTACACCACCACAAACACAAACTTTTCAGGAAGATATTGATTCGTTTGCTAATCCAAACAAACAAAATCCACCTTCCATTCCTCCACAAGAAGATCCAGTTGATTACGGTGAATACGAAGAAGAAGATCAGGGGTATGAATATGCAGGCGGTGGTGGTGGTATGCCTTATATGGAAGAGGAAAAACCGTCACCAGGCTACAAAACAATCGATGAAGAAAAAGCCGATCTTGTAAATAAACTTGGGAGACTTGAAAAGAAAGGGTTTACAGTAAATAAAAGATTAAATGTATATTCGCCAATTGACGAACTTAGAAACGAAGTAAAGAGAATTACGTATAGCATAGATGTTGATAAATCCATAAAATTTTCGAGGCGTATGCTTGTTGCATGTACAACCGGTCTTGAATTTTTAAACAAAAAGTATAACCCATTTGAAATTCAACTCGAAGGTTGGTCGGAAAATGTTATGGAAAATGTAGACGATTACGATGAAGTTTTTGAAGAATTGTACGTTAAATATAGAACTAAAATGCACGTTGCCCCAGAGGTAAAGCTTATTATGATGCTCGGTGGATCGGCTATGATGTTTCATTTAACCAATAGTATGTTTAAATCAGTCATGCCTAATATGAATGACGTGATTAAACAAAACCCCGGGTTGGTCCAGAACATGATGTCTGCGGTACAAAACACAGTTCCTAAATCTCAACAAGGTGCGAGTGAACCATCCGTAGATGAAAATGGGAGACGTGAAATGCAGGGTCCAGGGTTTGATATCTCGAGTCTTATGGGTAATATCATGATGCCTCCTCAACCACCAATGAACACAACAAGTATTAATAAACCAGAAGATACGGAAATTGATATCGAAGACGATATTTCGGATATTGCCGAACCACCAAATTTTGATACGGTTCGAGAAGGTGGTGATGAAGAAGTGAGAGAAGTCAAAGTTACTCAGACCAAATCAAAAAGAGGGGGTGGTAAAAAGAAAAAGACTGTTGAAATTAATTTGTAAACATACTATAAATGATAGGGTATTGTCCTTTAGATGAAGACCCTATTGAGATACCTTCTCGGCGGCGAGAAGTTGCACCCCCGACCCCAGTCGAACCACAGGCGGCGGCGAGACCTAGACGTTCTAGGTCTTTCCTCGGTGAAGACGATACGGAGTGCAATTTCGTCGTTATGTTTTTCATTGCGGGCGTAATTGCCTTAGCAATCATGGACACGCTCCCATCACGAAAGTAAGTAAACAAAACTTTCTACCATTCTGACATTTTCCAGAATGGTAAAAAAAATTAGTTGTTTTCGAGCGCTGTAACACGCGTTAATAGATTAGCGACTTGCGTTTCTAACGTCGAAACTTTCGCCTTTTCGGTCTGTAATTGTCTATCTACTTCCTGTAAAGCCGCAGTTGAAACTGCCCATATAGCATCTTTATTTAAATGATGAAAATCACTTATTTGTTCACCCTTTATAAAAGCGTTCGTGACATTACTAAAATCACCTGTATTTTCTATTGTTATAACATTACTTTCCGAAAACGAAAGTACATTACACTTTAAATCTTTATCCTCATCTGTAATAATGTTTATAACAGATGTATTTGATAAACTTAATTCTTCTACAGATGATTCTAAAGTCAATTCAATTGTATTATTATCGATGACACTTACATTTGAGTTTCTTAATATATTTGGTATATCTCCTTCATTTATTGTAACCGCGTACGGTAAAACGTTTGCGACTTCTTGGGCGATAAAACCGTATACATTACTTGTCCCTCTACCTTTTTCGTCGATATAATTGTATATTTTGGGTTCGAGAAGACGAATTTTATCGAGTGCAGAACTATCATTTATATCGGTTATATTCTTTTTTATTCGACGATCTGAATGTGCATTAAATTCAGAAGCGGCAACTCTTTGATTTGCATATATGGAATAAGTGTAAACTCCATTTAAATTTGCACCGTGTTGATAGCGCGTGTATTGCGTAAAACTTAGATAACTGCCATACACCCCATTAACTTCTAATTTGGCTCGCGTGAATGTACTTCCACCTATATTTACTTGACCCGAGCTTCTATAAATATTTGAACCCGACGTTGTCCAGGGACTCGAACCACTTGGTGTTGTCCAAGACATTGCACCACCACCACTCGATGTGAGTACCTGTCCACTCGTACCCGTGGCACCATTTGCACTTAACCCACCCGCAAAGTTTATATCACCCGTAATATTATTAAGTTTTATAGTTTCAGTAAATGAGCTATTCTTAGCAGTTATTTGCCATTTCGAGTGTCTTGGTGCATACGTTGGTTGTGACACTTTATTTAGAATAAATAAATGTCGCGTGTAAGGTATGTCTGTATATTCGTTTATAGTTTTTGATATCACGGTGTTGAATTGATCGTCTATACCCCAATTAAAAGATTTATTAGCCGTGCTTATTTTCGTATAAGATATACCATCGTTACTACCAAACGCCCATAATATTCGTGGTAAGGCTGTTTTTTCATATAAAAAAGGATATATTTCCAGTGTTTCTAAATATATCGGGGTATCTGTAGTAATTTCAACCCAATGACCTTTATAAAACGGTACCTTTTCAACTGAACCAGTGTATTGACCATTTGTATATTCCGAATCCTCACCAAATGTAAATAAACCATATAAACTATTATCAAATAGTTTATATGCAGCTTCAGGGTTAAATGATGCTGTACACGTAAATCCGTTAAGACTTGTATTAGATGTTAAAGCAGTTGAAGGAAATGTTTGTGTAGATTGAAACGTTTCATTCATTAGTACTATATTACTTGCAGTTGATCCACGTGATGAAGTTTTTTCTGATATATTTTTTACAACAAAATCTAAGTCTACTCCAGTTATATTTTTACCATAACCTTCGAATGAAGTTGCTTTTACTATACCGTTAACATCTAATGTGACATCATCCAGTGTATTTTTATTTATACCGCATTTCAAAGACCCAGTGCTATTTTTTTCGAAAACGATACGTATATCCTCGATGGATCTATCATCATTAGAAGATGTAAGATCAAAACATATTTGTTCACTTTTCAAACGAATTCTATCTTCAAATGGATACGCATCTTTACCTTTAAATAATAATAGTTCAGAACCTGGAGGGTAGGTAGACGGTGTAACTACTCTATTTTCTATAACTGTGTATTTATACGCATTATCTAAATTTGTACCACCGAAAAATAAACTTTTTGACGAAGTTGAATTATCATTTGTACCAACTGATATACCAGTCGCCTCAACATAACCCCCTATCGTTACATTACCTTTAATTACCATAGATTGCTGAATGCTGTATACCCAAATATTTGACGCACCTGTATAAATGTTTGATTCAGTACTTGATGTAGATGCACCACCTATATAAGTTATATCACTTACATTAAATGTTTGTGGTCTAGATGGATAAAATGTGCCAAAGCTCGCGGGGGTGAAACCGTAGTCTGCAAACAGAGTTGATGCTTCATTAGAAGATTTTCCTATAGATATTACTTCACCTTCACCATCAATAGAAACAGATTCACCAAAACGTAAATTTCCGAATGTATTTGATACTAAATTTGATGTAATATCAACTGTTTCACCTGGAAAAGATACCCATTGATCACCGTTCCAATCATATATACTAACTATACCTTTACCTATACCATATTTAAACGGTGATCCAGAAATTAAACGTCTACCTGAACCATCACAACTTATAGAAAAACCAAGTAACGAATTATCAATTTCTGAATTTATATCTTTAGATTTTTCACCCATTTGTTCCCATACCGTATCATACTCGTCCCGTCCAATTGTATATACTTTACCGTGATTTCCCGGTGCACCTGCAAACATACGTGTACCCTGTCTATTAATACTTACCGAAGTACCTAACGCATCTTCAAAATTGCCACTAGTACTATCACCTGTGGAGAACAATGTTGAACCTGTAATAGATGTTATAGAAACGTTACTGGTCCATGTCGTACCACTAGATAAAACAGAAACATTATCGTAAACATGTGCGTTTCCCGTATATGGAAATTCATCTGGATATATTCTATAATTTCCCGTTCGTGTAGTTCTACCCTGTATTTCATTATCCCAAAGACTTCTTATCGCTGGCTCACCTATAATTATCTTATCACCTATATCTGTTATGTCTAAAGAGTAACCAAAATAAAAACTTTTCCATGAATCTGGTACGACACTATTTGATAAAGTTCCCGATGGTGAATTTAAAGTTTGAACTAGAATATAATTCGTACCATTCCATTTGTATATATAAACTTTACCTTCTGAAACTGGCTCATAAAATGTATATGGATATGCCATCACCGACAAAGCGCTACTAGGAGGGGTTACTGTATTATAGAAAGGTGCCCCGCAAACTAATATATTACCATCATATTTTGATAATGCGACAGAATGTCCAAAACCTCCTGTTTGGGATAATGTAGAGCCTCTTTGTGTCCATCCATTACCTGTACTATCTTTTTTAAAAACATAAACTGAACCCGATATATTATCCGAAGACCCGAACCACGTTCTCGGTGCACCTACAGCTACAATATCAGCATTATCTGTTCCAGCGACGGATCTACCAAAATCTTCACTAGGTTTTGTATTATAAAATTCAATTTGGGATACTGCTACAAAAGAAAGACCGGTATCTGCTCGTTTTTGTTTAAAAACAAATGCTAAGTATCTCCATGTAGATTTTGTAAATGAATATCCGTATGAACCATAAGTTAATCCGATGTCAACGGCAGGCGTTGGAGCAATATAACTCCAATTAGATACGGCAGTGTGTATATTTGTCCAATTTGTATCATCATTACTTCCCAATAAAACAAAATCTTCTGCTAAAGTATAACTATTACTAAAATAAAGATGGAAACGGTCTATTTCAATTCCATTCCCACTTGAATCCGCTGCTTCTAATTTAATGTAATCACCGCTATTACCACTTAGAGTTGTACTACCAGAATATGAACCAGATACGATATCGTAATAAGGAGCAGTTACGAACACATTAGTGGTATCTAAATTTTTACTAAAAGGTTTTAATTCATCACCGGGCACTAACAAACTGTAGGATGTCCCTACAGACACGTTATAAGTAATATTATCTTGAGTTTGTCCACTTGTTGTTATTCGACCCGGAGGATATTCTTCCGGTCCTGATAATGATGAATTTCCAGTTAATGTATATTCGTGATACCAGTCTTTTGTTGTTTCATTATGAATATAGACGTTACACACATTTTTTAATGGTTCGCCTATAAATGTTCGTTGAATAACATCTTTTTCACCACGTGATAACATAGAAGAAGTAGTTACCCAATAATTTGAAACATTACTTGAATACCTTAAATCACTAATATATGGTTGGGAAAATACATTTGTACTACTATAATTATTAGATTGTGAAAGCCGCCACGACATTCTTATATTACATGTATATATTTATACTCTTTTCCAGTCCGCAGCTAATACATTAATAGTTGAAATAGATATAGTACTTGACGCTTCGGCTGTTATACTTCCTGCTGTAACATTTGTCAAATTCGCACCATCACCTCTGAATGAAGTTGCATTTACTGTACCGTTAACATCTAATGGGTACGCTGGGTTTGTAGTTCCAATACCAACATTACCACCACTCCTATAAATGTCCGATCCCGACGTTGCCCAAGGACTTGAACCACTTACAGTTGACCAAGACATTGCACCCCCACCACTCGATGTAAGTACTTGTCCACTCGTCCCGGTGGAACCATTTGCACGTAAACCACCTGATATATTCATACCACCTAATAATGACATTCCTTCATTGGGTGGTCCTTCGTTGTATAAATCGGCAGCACTGTTATAATCTGGTATAGATGCCCTTTCAAAAATACCCGTACCATCTTGTGCGATATAAATTTTAACATTACCAATAAGGTGACCATACATACCATCACCACCTAAAGTATGATTACCTGTCATGCTTCCATAACCAGATCCAACTGCTTGATTAACTATCCCAAAATAAAAAAATCTTGGGAAACTTCCTTCCATATCTCTAACTGTCTCGTTTGCGGTTAAAGATTGTGATACACCGTTTATCCACAATTGTGTAGTTGCTGAACCCTGTGTGACGCCATTTCCAGTTGTATTATCTACTTTAACACATACATGGTACCATACATTTTGATTAAACGTATAATTTACAGTATAGTCAGATTGTACGGCTATATCAACAGCGGGTGAGTTATCTGGTGAATATTGGATTTTGAATCCCGAACTTGTAATTTTATGACCGTATCCAAACGCAGTATCTCTATAAGCAGTGAATACCAATTTCCCACTCGACCCAAATGTACTTTGTGCATAATCTTTTAACATAAACCAGTACGAGACTGTATACACAGCATCTAAAGAGTTCGTAACAGTCCCTGTAATGGTATCTCGTGCTTCATGAATAAATCCCTGTGCATACGATGTACTTGTTCCAAAATATAATCCTTTATTTACATCATCGTACGTAACCGTATTGTATAATCTCATACGGTCTTCGAATGGACCGTTTGTTAAGTGACCATCATTCTCATTAATTATAGGGTTACGCTTCTTAATATCACATATTACGTAAGGTACATTTGTAGTATTTGTATCTTGAATACAATCTTTCGTCATGGTATTATAACAAGACGATAAACCATCCGTAATTACATTTGAAGATATTGGATCGTTTATGTAAAGTTTACCGTTTTGTATACTCTGTGTACCATCTATAACCAGTCTATGGTTTATGAGAGGTGGTGCTTGTGCATTTGCGTTTGCATTTTGTTTATTATAATAAACAGATTCTGGGGTCGACCACCCTTCACCTAAATTAAAATTTTCCTTTATGATATGATCTGCATATTCGGGTACACCTATACCTATATTTCCTATACCCGTTAAAGTTAATCGAGAATAAACCGCAGAAGCTTCTTTAAGAAGTCTAGAATACGCTTCAGCTTCCCTTCCAGTTTCATCTACGTATTGAACGGTGTCATAATTTTCAAATGTTAGACCTTCTAAAATAACACTTGGTGATTTAACACGTATTCTATCAGGACCCTTTGAATTAAGTCCTCGAACGTGTCCGGATTTAAACAACAGGAGTTCGGATAAATTATCATCACCAGTATATTGTGATGTGTTTATGATTTGTGTCTTAAAAATACTGTGTTCATCTCGATTATTTTCAAAATTTATATAACCGGGAATTGTTGAATCATTATCTATGTATGTTTTATCACCACCTACACTCAAAAAACGCGCTTTTAAATCACCACCTACCGTCGTTGTTCCTAAAATTTTTATTGTAGGTGCGAATCTTGTAAACGAAAAAATTGTTGAACCAAAATACGAGCTATTATTAATACCTGTTGTTCGAGTCTCGTTAGCCCCTAATTGATAATCACTTTTCGAAAGTTTTGTAGAAAATAAAACAAATTCACCACTTTTTGATACAGATGTAGGTAATCCACCCACCGAGTATTGATTAAATGATTCGCTATAATTTGTAAAGTAAAGACCGTTCCAATCTAATATACAATAACTCGTGGTTTCGTGATTTGTATAATCCCAAGTACCATTAGCCTGCAGGTAATGTCCCTGTTCTATATGCGTGTTCCCTGTAACTATACGCGTTCCGTCGTGTTGCATAAATAAATAACTACCAAATGAATCTTTTTCACCTGTAATTGCTCTACCTGTTAACCAGTTATAAGATGTATTATTTATCCACTCGGCTGCAAAAAAACATCTTCTATTAGGTGCAGAAACTGCTATAAAAGTACCGTCTTTATTTATAGCTACACTATACCCAAAAGCTGGATTAAGAACTGTTTTAGTACCACCAGATTCAAGAGAAGTATTAGTAACACTTTTTATAGTTGTATTTGTATCTTGAGTATATTCTACGTAAGCAGGACAATTACTAACAGAGAATGGAAGTGTTCTTTGTGTCCATGTACTTGCGTTTGAAGGATCTTTTGCGTATACGCGTGCTATACCATTACCATACCCACTAGTGGTACCCGACGGGTAATAATTACCCGGTCCACCGGCTATAACAACTTGACCATCTGCCGAAAGTTTACACGAAAACCCGAAGTTGTCTGAAACTGTTATAGTTTTTAAAAGTGTTGCCGAAGACCCATTTGGCCAAGACCATAACTCGATTTTGTGATCACCGGGTCTACCAATAACAAATAACGAATCATCATCGCACGCCACGTCTACATCTGAACCGTAATGTATGGTACCAGAATCAGAAGTTCCTAAATAACTATTACTATTCCATCCGGATGAACGTTGAGTCCACGACGTTCTAGCTTTATTTTGTGCATCAAATACATAAGCCCTAGTATCACCCGGTGCACCAACTATAATAGTATCCCCTGTTGAATCCATAGCAATTTTATAGCCAAATAAACTACCTGAGTTTCCGGGATTTGAAATAGAAGTTGCGTATTTAGTTGAGAATATATTACTTGTATAAACTACAACATTATCCTCTGAACCTATAGCAAAAACTGTACCCTTATTATTTTGACACGAAGATCTACCAAATTTATTTTTACCAATAGCGTTTGCAACTGTTAAATTATCATAATGTTCTGGATTAAGTTGTTTAACTAATTCCTGTGTAGACATTTTACTAATATAAGAAACGAATTAAAAAATGAAAATTATTCCGGGTCCCCGTTTGCAGATACTTTAAGACTTGACTGTTGACCAAAATTTATAATCGTTTGACTCGTTTCGCTTGTAATATTAATACCAGTTATATTACCTCCGTTTCCTCTAAAACCACCTTCTGATGTAGTGCGTATATCACCGTTAACATCCAACTTATACTGAGGTGTACTAGTATTTATACCAACATTACCAGTATTGTAATGTATAAGCGTACTACCACTTGGCTGTGTCCAGTAACCTGACCCTCCAACACCACCGCTATCTGTACCCCACACTGGAACACCATTTGTATCCGCTTTAATAACTTGTCCAACTGTACCTAAAGCTGTACTTACTAATTTTCCGGAAGTTGAATCGTAATATATAACACCTTTATTTGTAAAAGTAGAATCTACAAATCCACCTGTACCCGCGGTAAATTGAGTCGCTTTAAGTTCAGCTGTACTTGGGTTAATCGTTAAACCTGTAGTTGTTTTAACATTATTACCAATTAGAAAAGCAATGTTTTGATCTGTACTTGTTGTTGTATCTGATGCGTTTGCTATTGAAGATGGTATAATAGCTGTCGATCCGTCAAACGGAACACCTCCGATGTTTACTGCAGCTGCTAATTTAGTCGCAGTCGCAGCATTACCACTTGTATTTACGGTACCAGCTATGTCTACCCCAGGTAATTGAATAGCTGCAGATCCATCAAACGATTGTCCTCCAATGTTTACTGCAGCTGCTAATTGAGTCGCAGTCGCAGCGTTTCCAGTTGTATCTTGGTTACCCACTGCATTTACCCCTGGTAAACTTATAGCTGCAGATCCATCAAAAGCAACACCTCCAATGTTTACTGCAGCTGCTAATTGAGTCGCAGTCGCAGCGTTTCCAGTTGTATCTTGGTTACCCACTGCATCTACCCCGGGTAAGGTTATATCATCCGATCCATCAAACGAAACACCTCCAATATCTCTTGCAGTTGTTAATACCGCCGCCGACCCCGATGTCGCCGCCGATCCGGACCACGTGGTAGATGTTAACGTACCTGTAGTACCACCAGTAGTTCCTACGATTACTTCTTCGACCCTAATTTCACCAGAAGTGTCTCTCATCACCAATTTACTTGCTACGTTTCCTGTGGCGGAATCCACTGAAATTGTCGTATCACCTGCACCGGTGTGACCACCACTAAATGTTGGTGGAGTATTACCATCACTAATTGCATTTGCACCCGTTAAACCAACACCTGTAAAGAGTTGACCAGGTGTCGCGGAACCTACACTGGATACATCACCCCATATGGGAAAACTACCATTACCCGTCGATTTTAAAAAGTATCCAGATGAACCAGCTGGAAGTTTATGTAAAGTGGGCGTTCCAGTATTGTTTGGATCTTTAGCCACAAGTATCTCACCGACGTTATAAGACGTCTGTCCCGTCCCACCTTTATCGGATTCAACAGTCCCCGTTCGTATCTCGTTACCTTCAATCGTTACTTTACCTGCACCCGAACGTGCTATCGTGGTATCTGATGAGTTTCCTAGTTCTATAGCTGTAAACTGGGGCGTTGAACCTGGTCCGATTCCAAGAGCTGTTGCAGCCGCAGATGCAGTTGTAGCACCCGTCCCTCCTTTTGAAATAGAAACTGTTCCAGAAAGGTTACCCGGGTCTAGTACAGTGATACCTGTAGTTACACCCGTCCCCCCTTTTAAAATAGAAACTGGTCCAGAAAGGTTACTTGGGTCTAGTACACTTAGACCTGTTGTTACACCTGTTCCTCCACGTGCAGTAGCAACCGTTCCACTCGTAAGGTTCGTTGCGTTTAGTACACCTAGACCTGTAGTTACACCCGTTCCTCCACGTGTAGTATTAACTGTTCCGCTCGTAAGGTTCGTTGCGTTTAGTACACTTAGACCTGTTGTTACACCCGTTCCTCCACGTGCAGTATCAACCGTTCCACTCGTAAGGTTCGTTGCGTTTAGTACACTTAGACCTGTAGTTACACCAGTCCCACCCTTTGAAATATCAACTGGTCCAGAAAGGTTACCTGAGTCTAGTACACTTAGACCTGTAGTTACACCTGTACCTCCCCGTGTAGTATCAACTGTTCCACTTGTAAGGTTCGTTGCATTTAGTACACTTAGACCTGTTGTTACACCCGTTCCTCCACGTGCAGTATTAACTGTTCCACTCGTAAGGTTCGTTGCGTTTAGTACACTCAGACCTGTAGTTACACCTGTACCTCCGCGCGCGGTAGAAACTGTTCCACTCGTAATATTACCAGCGTTTAGTACACTTAGACCTGTCGTTACACCCGTTCCTCCATCAGAAGCGTTTAATATACCTGTTATTGACGAATCGTCTAGTTTAAGTGCAAGTTTACCACTTTCTATAGCTAATCCTCCGCTTGTTTTTGTATCTATGGATAATGAATGATCTATGGTTTCGCCAGTTGTTGCACCTGTACTTGCAATACCATCACCCCCCGTAATCGTGGCAACGTAATTTCCGGACGTTTCTGTTCCTAAAGCGACGTCATCCGTTCTAACGATTTTACCTTCTACGGCTATGACACCCGCGCTCGATCTCGTGATCGTTGTATCCGATGCGTGACCTATATTAACTCCCGTGAACTGGGGAGAATCACTCGTTCCTAGTCCTAAATTACTTGCGGCTGTAGATGCACTTGTAGCACCTGTTCCACCTCTCGCTAACGCAACTGTTCCAGATGTAATATTACTACCATCCAGAGAATTGAGACCTGTAGTTACACCTGTACCTCCTCGAGCTACCTGTAGTATTCCGGAACTTGCATTTGTGACATTTAAACCTGTTAAACTTGAACCACTCCCTATAAAAGAAGGTGCGGTGATATTTCCCGATGCGTTTATAGCACCGGATGTTGTTAAAGATGTTCCTGTATTTGTAATAATGATCGTGTTTGTTGTTTGGTTATCTTGATTTGTAACTTGTTGTAGATTTAGATTTCCTCCGTTAATTGGTAAGTTTGACAGACCACTTCCATCGCCTCTATATTTGGCACCGGATATGAGATTTATATCTATGGTAGCTACGTTACTATTTTCTAGAGCTTCCTGGAGTGTGGATGCAGTTCCGCCTCCACCTCCACCCCTGTACTTTTGTACATTTCGACCTGTTTCACAACAACCGGGCATTCTTACAAATAAGAATGATTATAATTTAGATGTTAATGAAACACTCACCTTTTTTAAACGGTGTTTCATCTTCATTTTTTTCTGAATTTAAAATTGGTATATGAAATCCACCCTGTTTATACACTTTTAAACGTTTTTTATACATAGCATGACATATCGACCATTGATCGAATATATCATAAATGTGTGGATTATTCTTCTTACCTTTAGTTTCGCGCATGATTCTTCCTATAGATTGAACGATATCTGATTTGGGTGTCGCTAATATAACTGTATCGAGGGTAGGTATATCAAGACCTTCATGTGCTTGACTAAACGTTGCAAATATGATTTGTTTTTTGCTGGATTCTGTTAAGTCGACTTCTTTCATACCACCCATATAGAGTCCCGACGTTTTCTTAAAACTTTGGTGCATGACTTCACAATGATGACGACGATCACTCAAAACGAGAACCTGTCGTGTTGTTTTTACTATATCTTTTATGAGTTTTAGAATAACTATATTTCTACCTCTATCTTCGGTAAGCTCTGTAATCATGGTCGCGAGTGACAATTTTCCAAAACGCGTACACGGTGGTGGATCTTGAAATCTATCACACTTATATTCTATTGGGAAAACCTCGACCTGTTCCTGATTTTTACGTTCGGCTTCAAAAAATGTCGGTCCCATAAACCAGTGTAAAACTTTCGTTAGACCATCTTTTCGGGTCGGTGTAGCCGATAAACCAAAAACGTGTTTCGGACACATTTTGAATAGAGATTGTGAAAATACTTTGGCACATATATGATGAGCTTCGTCAACAATGAGTGTACCTATTGAATCAAAATCACTAAATGAATACTCTTTGAGTGATAAAGATTGGAGCATTGCAATTACAAAATCACACTCCGTTTCTTTTTTATTCTGTTGTACTATTCCTATAGAAGCACCTGGGCAAAACTGTTGAATACGTTCGCGCCACTGATTTGCTAAAAATTCTTTGTGAACAACAATCATGGTTCGGTAGCCCAATTTACACGCTATAGCCAAAGATACTGTCGTCTTCCCAAAGCCACAAGGAAGTGAAAGTACGCCGTGTCCGGCTTTGAGCGCTGCACCCAAAGCATCGTTTTGATGTGTTTCATCACGTAATTTGCCATTAAACTTACATGATATTTTAACTGGCTCGGGACGACGATCTTCTTTCGGGGGTCCAAATTTATCTTCTCCATAAAACCGAGGAACACATATACCCGATTTTGTTTTCCTGAATACTTTAAAAGGTGGCGGTGGGAATCCAAATTCTGTGTTTACTACGGCACGAACCGTAAGTTCTTTTTTTACATCGTTCGAATCTTCTGTTATATACCCTGAACGTGTGAGACTCATTTAAATAGTATTAGTTTAAAAACTTTATATACTTCAATACCCACGAATAGCCACTGTGCTCATGAGTATTCCAAACACCGTTAAATTGTATTTCGATTAAAACACGGTCACCTCTTTCCATTGATTGAACAGGTTTATCGCCCTCCACATTACACATGACTCTACGGTATCTAAAGGGTACTTTTAGTTTCAAAACGTTTCCTTCGAGTGGGTTATCAACCTTGTTTTTGTAGAGTATGACATTTGATTTACGTTCGTGCGATTTTTCGACATATTCTCTAAATTTATCGGGTACGGTAACCCTGATATACTTTTTATCATTATATTCGTACATAGGTTCGTAGACATTTGCTTGGATAGTTAACATTTATAAGTATAATAGTTCAAAACCTATAAGTATTTTTTTTATATGTAGTTATTAAGATGGCGCTATGTGCGTTAAATATAACTCCTAAATTAAATTTACCATCTAAACATAAATCTAAAACATGGAAGTTTGCAGGTGAATTTTTAATACGAAAACAGTTTCAAAAAGATCAGGTAAAATTTGGTTCATGGACTCGTGACCAACTCGTCGAACTTGGTCCTACTTTTATAAAATTGGGTCAAATTGCATCTTCACGAGTTGATTTGTACCCATTAGAATTTACCAGAGAATTGGAATCTTTACAGGATAACGTACCCCCGATAGAAGAGAAAAAAATTATAGACATGATAGAAACGCATGTAAATTCTGGTACATTTTCATATTTTGAACACAAACCTTTTAAATCTGCAAGTATAGGACAAGTTCACAAAGCAACTTTACAAACGGGTGAGAATGTTGTTGTTAAACTTAGACGCCCTCAAATATACGAAATAATGAAAAGTGATACGGATAATATTAAAGATATAGTTAATTTACTTGAGAAAATTGGTATAGATACAGGTACAAATACTGGGTATGTTCTAGATGAATCTATAGAATACTTATTAGCAGAAACTGATTACGAAAAAGAAACCTTGAATGCTAAAAAATTTAGAAAATCTTTAAAAAATGTGGAATGGATGAAGATACCTAAAGTTTATATGGAACTCTGTACACCAGATATGATTGTTATGGAATATATAGCTTCCGAAAAACTTAACGATATAACAGATCCAAGTGTTAATCGTAAGAAAGTTTGTGAAGCTCTTATAAACTCATACGTAATACAGACGATGGATAAAGGTTTTTTCCATGCCGATCCACACCCCGGTAATTTGGGGTTTTCGAGTGATGGAAAACTTGTTTTCTATGATTTTGGGCTCGTTATTAATATTTCTGATGAAATGCGTCAGGGATTTAATGAACTATTTATACACATAATAAATAAGGATACAAAGGGTATAGTTAATGTACTTATTCGTCTAGAAGTTATTTTACCTACAACATCAGATACTAGTGACATAGAACTCTTTTTTAAAACGACACTTAACTATTTAGAAACGCTCGATGGTAAAAATCTTAAAAATGAAATATTACAAGATGATAATCTTTTAAAATTAGCACAAGAAAAACCTTTTATAATACCAACTGCATTTGTATATCTTGCTAAAACTTTTTCAACAATAGAAGGAACGTGTATAAGACTTGACAGTGATTTTACATATATTGAATATCTTGAACCTATATTAAGAGAACAGATTTCTGATAGTATAGATATAGGTAGTATGTTGACAACATCCGTTGAAATGCCTAGTAGAATAAAAAATATAAGCACCGCTATATTGGATATGGAACAATCGCGCGCGTCCATGAAAAGATCTATGGAAAAATCACGAAAAGAAATGAGGTACGTGCAATACAGTGTGTTATTAGCTGTATTTGCAGGTAACTTGTTGGAAAATTATAAAGAACTTTCTGCATTTTTAACTTTAATAAGTCTTGATTTAGCAGTTAGGGCTTTTCGTAAAAATCGATAGCTGTTGTTTCTGGTGATGCTTTTTCGGATGCTTTTTTATCGTTGAAAAATTCCTTGTGTTTTTCAAATAAACTTTTTGTTTTTTCGACTTCATCTTTAGCGATATCTTTTA